GGTATTGGACTCAAACACCTAGTAATAAGCTAGCAGAATCTTGCCTCACCTAAATTATACCATAATTTTGTTCTTAAAATCAAGATATATCATAAACGAGCATAAATAAGTCATTAAGTTGGTTAATTATTTGCATTTCGATATTAATTGCTAAATCACGATATTGTTTTATCAATGTCTGAGAACTTGTCATACCATAGTTACCATACAAGTGCTTATGGTATTCGCCTTCAGAATCACCTTTAGAACTACTAGTATCATTATTTTTACCATAACCAAGTTCAGTAGCTCTAGTAAGGTCATCAATATCAGTTACCTGTATTTGGCTTTGTGGCGTGTCAAGACGGGCACTTTTATTCTTGCTAGTACTAGAAGATTCCCCGGTCTGTTTTCCCTTCGTAGTGGAGTCCTCAGTATAGTCTACGTTATGAATAATATTGTATTCAATATCTAAACTTTTAAATAATTGATTATAGTAAGGCATAATTTCGTTCATACGAATATTAAGTTCATCAACGAATCTCCACGGCGTTTCAAAACCAATTTCACGATATTTAAAGTGATTAATTATTTTAGTATTTAGTTCTTCTCTAGTAGGAATTATTTTATCAACCATAGTATGTCCTGTTGATTCATATAATGGATAATCTTGAAGACCTAAATCATAATTATTTTTAAGCAAAGTCCAAAGAGTAATTGTATAACTAGGTTTTGGATACATAAAGTAGTCAGAGTCATCAATAGCGTAAGGTATGTGATTATTTGTCGTTATTGCCATTAGAATCACCTCCGATTTTTATTCCAGTTAGTTCTTCAATTTCTCTAGGGTTACGAGCTTCAACATTAATGTGAGTTTTAAACATTGCATTAATTTGTTCACAGGCAAGTTTACGTTGTTTATACATAACATTAAATGAAGCCTCAATTAATTGGTTATTAGCGTTAGCCTCATCAACTACTAAGCGTTCTTTTTTATCAGTATTAACATTATTAAGTCCTAAGAAAGTCATATATTCGTTCCATAAATCGTGTTTATAAGTTAGAAGTTTATCAGAAACAAAAGGGCTAGCAGTATTGAGAACTTTCATTTCAGATAAATCAAGTTTCTTATCAGCGACAATAAAAGGTTCATTAGCTTTCCATTTTTTAATAAGATTTTTAATTGTAAGAAGTTGTTTATCATTACATTGGATAATATTCGCAAATTTTTGAGCTTTGATATTTACATCAAGAGTTCTTTCAACTTCAGTAAGTCTTGAAGCATATAAGAAGTTAGTAAGTGAAGTTGGCAACATCATATCATTATTACGGATAAGAACACATTTATCAAAATCAATATCGACAGGGTCAAGTCCAGTACCATAAGCCTGTACGCTAGCCGGTTCATCATAATAATTTATAGTTCCTTTTTGAGTTAATTTAGCCACCATAAGACCTAAACTAGGGTGGTCAAAGAAGACACAAACACCAAATTCAAAAAGTATTCTTTCAATAAATTTTTCAGGTATTCCATTAGGAAGCCCCGTCCATTTAAATACACTTCTAGCGAGTAATTGTAAACGATTATAATAATCACAAAATGTAGCTTCATTTAGCCACTCGCTTTCAGTTAAACGAATAGTAGGGAAGCCAGCATAAGTTAAATTAGTAGTATCTAACATATTAGCATTATACATTTATCCACCTCCTAGATAATATCATTATTAACGCTATAATCATACATATTATTTGGGTTTTTCCAAAAAGTAATACCTTCATTGAAGCAACGTTTTATTCGTTCCATATCATTTTCAGGAATATCACCAATGATGTTAGCGTCAATTGTTTTTGTATACCAATAGTTTCTTCTATGATTATAAAGTGGTATTTTTACATCATTTGTCTTATATCCAAACATATCAAAGTAATGGTCAATAATTGTTGCATATTCATATTTAATAGAATATTCATAAGCAATTGGGTTACATAAACCTAATGTAAAATTAACATCAGTTATGTTTGTATTACCTTTAGCCTGGTCTGGAATAAAAGAAGCTCTATGTAATTCAGCTAGTGATGATAATACAGATGACCCACCTAATGAAGCACCTATAATTGATAAAGCACCTCCAGTTGCAAGAGCACCAGCAAGATAACCGGCACCAGCTAAAATATTAAGACCTAAATTAAGTGAGTTTTGAGTCATATAATTAACAAATGAATCACTATTCCAAGAGCATATAGGGAGTTTAGCTAGAGGAATTGAGTATTCATATACATTATATGGGGTATCAACTCCAGGATATTTTTTATAATTTACAGGTGTTATTTTTCCACTTATACCAGGACAAATATTACTATCAAGTTCAAAACCATAAAATTCAGACTTAAACTCTTCAAAGTGATAAGTTACATCAGTTCCAGCGTTATTGTCAACATTAAGATAAATATAAGGATAAGTAAATAATTTTTTATTTCTAGGAGTATATCCGTCTATTTGTGTTGGTTTTGCATAACCTAAATATACTCCGTCAGTTGCACCTTCAATAATAGCAAACTTACAAGTCCAAGTATAACCAGCACAAGTTATATAAGTTAAGTTTTGGCAATAAGATTCAGGTATCATAAAAGCTCCAATTATAGCTTCAGATTTTCCTTTTTTATCATAGGTTTTAATTATATTAGAAAGACCTTCATCATTTTCACCAACAATATAACCAACACCGGATAATATACCACCATAAGTTTTATAATGGTCAATTGGAGTTAACCCAATTATAGCGTCATCGCTAGGATATTCAGTAACAGCCAAGCAGGGTCTATAACCATTATGAAATTCAATTTTATTTATTTTATTAATAATTGGTTCTCCAAGTTCTAAACCTTCAGGCAATGTATTAATACCAGGTATATCACTATTACAATGTTCTCTTTCAACAAATGATTCTTTAAAAGTATAATCAAATAACCAAGTTTGGATCGGGTCAGTTGTAATATATAAACGTGATGTTTCCTCGTCAACATATTCCATATTAGTAATAAAAGCATAGAACCATTTATCATTAAAATTATGATTTTGATACATTACATAATTACAATTATAAATATCATCAACTAAATAAGGTACAGTCATAGTTTTGTCTTTTCGTTGATATGTAAAATCAATATTAGTTTTCTTACGAGTACTATAAAAATAATTATATTGGTCGGTTTTATTTGCGAACCATAAAGTATTTTTCATATTATTTTCGAGGGGTACACTGAGTAAGTGCACCCTCGTTTCAGGTGTTATTGGAATAATATTATTATTTTCCATAATTACCTCCTAGTCCATATATGTCCAGTTAAAGTTAAATGTGAAGCCGTCACCTATTGCAAGTGTATGACTACTATTATCCATTGGACTAAAACCAATATGACAATAGTTAGGCTCATCAGTAGTAAAAGTTAGTGAAGCATACAAAGGTTGTAATACTAAAGGTGTCGAGCTAAAATTAATTAACATTGCACCAGCTAGTGGTATTGAAATATTTGAAGTTGGAATTGTTTTAAACATTACACTACTAGGGAGTCTTATACCAGATGTTGAATAGACAGGGTTATCATTAATTTGAAGAACACCCTGTAAGAAGAATTGTTCACCAACTTTTTTAAATTTAACTCGACTAAGTTGTGTGTAATTTGGGTTTTCAGGTTCAACACTTGATGTTAAATCTGTTCCGTCAACATAACCTTTAGTAGCCGGGTTATAAGTACTTTGAGGCTCATAATAGGCAGTATTATTAGTTGTAAGAGTTTTAGGAATTGTATCACTAAAACTAACGCTACTCATAACAAGTGGGTCAAAACTTGAGTAATAGAACTCATAGAATAATGAATCACTATTTGCCGTTTCATAATTTTGTGGTCTTGTTATAAAAGGTTTTGATAATCTAAAACAATTGTTATTTGTATCTATCTCTCTAAACTCAAATAATGAATATACATTTGCTTGCCAAGGTTGAGGAGTATTTGAAGGGTTTTTAAAATAAATAAAACCACGATTACTATAATTATTATAGTGTTCAAGTAATGCTTCTCCAATAAGTTGTATATCAGCCGTAAAGTTATTTTCATTATCGTTCATATAATAGCCATTTACAAGTTCAATTGTTGTAATAGGAGCGTCACTACCTCCACCACTACCACCGAAAGCACTCCAAACGTGATTTTGACATATCATAATTTGCATTGTTTCAGTGTTGTAATAAATTCGTCCGTCATAGTCATATAGTGAGTTCATAGTTGCAGTATCACCATATTTAACTTCAGAAGGAATAACAAATTTGATTAATTTTTGACCTGTTGTAGTTTTTAATCTTTCAACATCAGTATCAACTTTTAATTCAATTGTATTATTTGAAGCATTAACACTTTCAACAATATTAACTAATCTTGAATTAATTAAAACTTCATAGTTCTTAATCATATTATCAGAACTTGTATTAGTAATTAATAAACCTGTTACATCACAAAGTTCAATATTTTCAAAAGTATTATAGTCACTTTGAATAACATTAAATAAGCAACCAGTAGGGTTAAGATTAGTATAATTAGATTTTATTCCATTAAAGGTATTATTAGTTGAAACATTTAATAAGAATATTTTTGTATAGTTAGAAGTACCACCGATATAAATATCACTAAAATCATTATAACTAGAGTGGTCTAAATTTATAAGTTCATTACTATTATTCATCATATTAAAAGTTTCATTTTTAAATGTTGAATTAGAAGTTTGATAATGACTAACACATATATCACTACCAGTACTATTATAAGTATTGTTTTCAAATAACAAATTAAAGCAAGATGTTGTAGCTACGCAGTTACCCCAGTGACTATCCTGGTCGTGTAAAAATGAGTTATGGAATACTTTTGAGTCAGTTGATTCAGAAAAATTAAGAACCGAATTAACAAAAGTATTATTACGAATAGTTAAACCATTACCACGATAGATAGTTACCATTGAGCCAGTAATATAACAATTAGTAATAAAATTAATAGTTGTTCCAGCTAGTAAATCTAAAGTAAGTTCACCAATTAGTGAATAGCTAGTATCAGTTTCTTCAAGATATAAGTTTTCTAAAGAAAAGTTTACAAATGTAGCATTTTCATTTAATTTAATTTGTTTACTTGTTTGAATACCTGTATCAATATTATTTAAACCAATAAGACGAATACGTCTAACAGGTGTATCAACATTAAAAGGAATTATAAGGTCAGTATCTAATACTTCACGACTACAAATAAGTACATCAAGATTATTTTTATAAGCATAATTAACGGCACTTTGTAAAGATAAAAAGCTAGTGTTTTTAACAATGTCACCAGGTATCATTTTAGCCCATTTAGTAGGTTCTAAAGTTACACCAAGAGCGATTATATCTTCATTATTAGCTACTTCTCCCTCTTCTAAGTGGTCAACTACTTCATATAAAGCTCCACCTTTATCACCAGGAGTACTATAATAACGAGTTTTTAATAAAGCACCAACAGGAGCTTTATCTCCATTTTCTTTTAAATCGTTAATACCTTCATAGTATTTATATTCAGCTTTAAGGTCAGCCATATCATTTAATAAACCTTCAATATCAGTTCCCCAAAGTTCTTCCATAATACCTGGAGCAATTATTGGAAGTTGTTCAGCAACAAATAATGGAAGATTAGTTACCATATAATCATAAGCCTTTTGATAATTTTCGTTCATTTCAGCATAGAAACGATTATATTCATCAATAAGCTCATTTATTTTATAACCTAAGCGTCCACATAACTCAAGTACGGTCTTTGAATCTCTATCATAAATAGCAGGGTCAGAAGGTTCAAAAAGGAAGCCTTTTAATTTTAATATTTGCATAAATCATTTCCTTTCTATAAGAATAAAGGGTGATGTTTTACCACCACCCATTATATTTAGACAACTTTAGTAGCAGTAATAACGATTGCACCAGTTACACTTGAAATAACAATCTTGTTAGTTTCACTATCATAAACATCACTAGTTATGTCAGTTCCACCCATTGTTACCTCTACATCGTCAAGAACTACACCTTCAGCAAGTTTTAAAGTAGTTTGATAACTAGAACCAGCTACTTTTTTAGTTGCAGTATTAGTTGATGTAATACCTTCATCAAGAGTTAATGTTACACCAAATTCAGCTTTTTCCATATCAGTAAATGCAATAGCATTCGTAAATAATGAATAGCTTAGAGTTTGCCAGTGATGTAACATATAATTCCAATAAAGTCCTTCAGGGTTATAGAAAGATTCCATACGATATAAATCATCATAGATTTGTGGAGTTGCTATATCCATTAATACAGCCATAACACCTGGGTTATCGAACTTATCAATTACAATACGACGAGCTAAGAACTCAGCTTTGTCCATATTGAAAGCAGCAGCTAATACATCAACATCAATTGAAGCGTCTACATCAGAACGAATTACAATTACTTGATTTGCTCTAGGTGTAAATGTTTTAATTGGCTTATCGTCAGTATCTTGTACATCTAAATAAGCGTTATAATCAGAACTCATAAATGTAAAGTTAGTTGATAATGTACGAAGTAATTTAACAAATGCTTTTCCACTTGCTTCATCAGTTACCTCATCAACGGCTACTAATTTAATACCATTAGTATTAATTGCTTCATTTAAAACATTTTTGAATAGAATAAATTGGTCATATTCATCACCAGCATATAAACTATTAATAATACCATTAATGAAAGATTGTAAATTGTTAAAACTTACAAAAGCCTTAGCTAACATTGGTTGATTAATAGTTACTTTATAAATGTCTTGTCGATTCATTCTATGATATAAAACTTTTACATCAGGAAGTTTACGATTAAGTAAATTTGCACCAGTTTGGTCAAATGTTGAGCCTTCAGCAAGATTAATAAATACTTCTTGCACATCATCACCAAGAGGCTTATTACCTTTTTTAAACATTTCTAAAGGGTTATTACGTATTTTTGATTGAATAATAGTAAATGCAATACGATTAACTAAAGCACTAACGAACTCATTAGCAACAGGTGAATAATTTAAAATTGGGTCACCTACACTAGCTAAGTTATCACGTGTAGCCACAGGCACTCTTTCTTGATATTCATTTGAAGAGTTATCTCTAATCGTATTTAAGATTTTAATTAAAGTATTTTCCATTAGATTAATTCTCCTTTCTCATTGAATAAATCATCATACTTAAGTTTACCTGTATTTTGAGGTTCAGGGTTAGCTTTCTCATTTCCAACCTTTAAGAATAATTTCATATTTTGTTCTTTTAACATTTCATTATTAGCCTTTAAAGTATTGTTAGCTTCAGTTAATGTATTAACTTCATTAAGTCTACCATTAAAGCCACCATAAAGGTCAGAAAGTAAATTAGCAATTTCCCCAGTATCATCAGTTGCTTTTTCTTTTATTTGATTCATAATTCCAACAAAAGTTTCATTGTCCATATAATCTTTTCCTCCTATTAAATAATAAAAAATTAAATCGACTACGAGAGTTACCACCCGAAGGCACATCACCAAGTATATAAATGAAGCCCTGGAATATGTAAAGTCCAAAATTATAAGGATAAGTATATGTATGAGTTCTAAACACCCACTGGTTATAAGCAGATTCACTTACAAGTACAATACCATTTCCAATAATTTCTTCAACATTAGCAGTGTGTCCATTGCCACTAGAACCTTCACCCCAACACATTATTGCTCCAAGAGCCGGTTCACTACCTTTTGGATATGTTGTAGTTCCTGGATACCAGTTTTCAGCATTTCCATAATAAAGTGTTGGTTCGCTTTCTAATAACTCATAAGCACGTCCATACGAATAAGCAGTACAATTGGGCATACCCATACCATTAGCGTAGTAGCGATTAAGATTAGAGTAATAATAGGGGTTATCTTGACTAGGAGCAGTTAAACGTGGTGTAAAACTCATTTTATTTTTAACTTTTGTCCAATATAAATATGATTATAAAAATTAGATTTGATTCCGTGTTTTTTAGCGTCACTATCAATTAATGCTTTATTAAGGTTATATATTGTTTTCCAGTTAGTGCTATACTTTTTAGCTATTTTGCTTAAGTTATCACCTTTTTTAACAATATAATAAATTGATTCAATTGGCTTTGGTTCTTCATTAGAAATAATATGAATAAAACCTAAACATTTATAACTACCAAAATTATAAGGTGGTTTTAATGTTTGCATATAAAAGTTAGTTCCATTATGAGCCGAGTTTGAAGTTTTAATAATTTTACTTTTATCCATTTCTTCAACAAATGCTACGTGACCTAAACCTTTTTTCCCTCCACTAAAGCAGATTATAGAACCAACACTAGGAATATTATCTTTTTTATAGTGCTTTGTTGATTTATACCAGTTTTTTGCATTACACACAGGCAAGTCAGGACGACTATTTAATACCTCGTATGCACGTCCAAAAGTATAACAGGTACAATTTGGCATACCATATCCATTTTTATAATAGATATTTATATCCGAATAATAGAACTTATTGGTTTTACTAGGGGCTTTTAATCTCGCAATAAAATTCATTATTTTAATTCCTCAATTTTATGTTCTAAGCGTTCTAGTCTATCAGTTACATTATTTAAAGTGATAGATGTTTCAGCAAGTACCTTATTCATACTAGTTAATGTATTAGTAACGTCCTTCATACTACCATTAATGTAATAAGCCATAAAAACTAGAGCACCTACACCAATACCATTATTAACTATTAAATTAACAATTTGCTCCATAAATCGTGCCTCCAATCTTCACCTATATTATATCATAAAATAAGAAAAAAGAAGAGTTATTTGTTCTCTTCAGTATTTTCTTTCGGAATAGTGTATAAAAGTACTAATTTATCTTTAAATGTTAGTGTATTAACATAAATTAAACCTTTAGTTTCACGAATAAAAGTATTGTATTCTTCAATTTTATCAAAGGCAATACCTCTTATTGGTTCAAATTCTCTCATTTTATCCTCCCTTCTATGCAGATAAACATATCTTTATTATTTCATAACTCATATTTTTTAAATTAATATTTTCAAAATAAACGCAACCATTTTTAAAAGCGTCAATGAAGACTTTTAATTGACCTCGTTTAGCTTGACCTTTTAAATATAAGGTATTTGGTCTTTGGTCTTTTAATGTAATTGCAATAACAACTAGAAATGACGGGTCAACATTTTCACTAACCCATATTTTACCCTCAGTATAATCAACCCATACACCAAGCTCTTTATTCATATAACGCATTGTAAAGAAGTATCTTGCATTAGAGCCTTTACGTTCAATAAATGTGTCATCATCAAGTAAGAACTTATTCTCAATTGAATAATCAGCAAATATGCTTCCTTTAATAATCGAACCATACCTACTAGTTCTTTTAGCTTCTCTAAATTCTAACTCTTCAGTTAGCTCCATTAAAACCTCACCATTTTTGCTAATAAGTTTTCCGTTTTTATCACGTTTATGTGGCTTCTTTACATTAAAATGAATAAAGTAAGGGTTAGTCCAAGTAATAGCATTTGATAAAAATACCACTACGACATCGACGTGACCCGAACCTGGACGAGCGATAGTTTCATAAAGGTTCAAGAAACAACCTACATCATCAGTTAAGTAATGTTGTTGAGCTCCAGGTTCAATTAAAAATTCATCAAACCCTAATTTGTTGATAAGTGGATAACTTACACTTTTAAAAACTTTTGCCGTTGATAAAGTAAAACCATAACCGGCTACCTTATCATCAATATATAGTGTCCTTCCTTCAACTTTAAACTTATGACCAGGGAATTTAAATGCAACATCATTAAAGAAGGTTTTAAGTGATTCAGTAAGTTCAGTTCTATATCTTCTAATATAACCGAACTGGTTACCATTTTTAATAAAATCATTGATAGCCCACTCTTTAAACCAAAATGTTTTTCCACACCCACGTTCACCAACAATAAAATTGAATAAACAATTATGAGTTAGTACTCTATATCCATTATAAAATATATCGTTATCAAGTACATTTGGTACATTAATTAGCTCTTTTATTTCGTCCAAAATAATCACCTACATTAAAAAGAGGCTATAAGATATTGTAATTAAGACACAACTCCAATATAATACTCGAACCCTCTTCAGGTTTTGTGACCCAGTATTAGTAATTACCATATACATCTTATGACCTCTTTCCATAATTATATTATTTTTTAATTGTAAAATCAACCGGAGTCAAAATTACTCCACCTTTAACATTTTTAGGAAGTAGTTTTCCACTATATATTGCACCTTCTTTAAAGTTAGAAAATGTTACTTTTTCGTGAAGTATCGGAGGCATACCAGCAACCGTTACTTTAAGTTCATAATCAGGTTTCTCATTTTCTATATCTTCGCTTGAAAGTTCAATGTAACATTTTTGACGAATAAACTTAGCTTTAATAAACTTTGATTCATATTTCCAAGCCCCTAGAATATATGGGTCTATTTCTAAGTTATCAGGTATTTTATGACCTTTACTTTTTAAATGTAGAGAATCAGTATCGGCATAGATAAATTCAATATCCGACTCACCCCTATTATATGCGTCAGTTATCTTTTGAGCCGACCTTATTGTTTTATTTCTTGCATAAGCAGTAATAAACGTAGCTATTGGCAAGTATATTCCGTCACGTTCTTTTGCTTCGGTCATAGTATAACCAATAGTTCCGTCTTCTTTTAAGTATGGATATTTTTCTCTTTGACTTGTTGCAGTTGCAAATTTCCCATATAGACTATTTAGAAATAATTTACTTATTAAATAAAGTCCGTGATTACCTTCCTTCTTTGCATTGATTTTATTTTGACTCCATTTATTAATGTAAGAATTAAATAGTCCGTGAGTTCCTTTAAAAGCCCACCCACCTTTATATTCAATATTATATACATTATAGTGGTCTAAAAATAATTTTAAATCTACACTTGTTAAACATAACTCAACCTCTTGTTCATTAGAACTTGTTAAGTATTCGTTTTGTGAAAATAAAGTACTATATTTAAGTTGAATCGTTGGAATATAACCAGGTTTTATTTCAAATTGGCAACGTATTGATTGAATATATAATGTATAAATTGGGTTTTCTTCATACTTACCCTCAAAATGAATCGGTTCACCATAAGGAAGAAGCTCATTTGCCATTACGCTAGGATAGAGGCTATTAACATCTAATACTATACCTTCTTTAACAATTTTTGATGAAAACTTTGGGTTCAGATATGTAAAACCTCCACGATATGAAGGTCTTATATATTTATCATACGTTGGAATTGGATAAAAGGCATTAAAGAACTTTTTATTAATTAATTTTTTATATTCCGTTAATGCACAAGACCCAATTGTTAGTTTCCTTAGTCCATTATCAAAGAAATATTTTAAAGCATAAGCTACTATCTTAACGTCATTTGTAACATAGGCTTTTTCTTCTTCAGTTAAAATATGTCCTACTTCACGATTCAAATTATAATCTATTTCAAGTTTTGATATTGGCATTTTAAAACTTTTAGCTATTTTACTAACAGGTAGTGGAATTAACTTTAAACTATCAAGTATCTTTATCTTATTAGACCTACGTTTTCTTTCAAACATTATGTCGATTTCATAAAACATACCTAAGTCAGAAATTATCGTCGTAAAAGTTTTAGTGACTAAATATTCTTCACTAGTTAAGCACTTGTATCCGTTTTTAAATAACCACGATAATATAAATTGTCCGTCAAACTTTAGATTATGAAAGTATACTTTTGCATTACTTTGCTTCATACACCACTCCATAAATTCATCAATTGACGAACCTACTATTACTTTTTCAGGGTCATCAATATCCGAAATAGCATAAGCCCAAACACGACAATTTTCTTCACTTGTATTTGTTTCAAAATCGGCTACATATCCATATTTAGACATATTCTTCTATTGATTCATCAAAGTTATCAATTAAATTTGACTTATCTAAGTGCCATATATCATATAACTGGTCTAATCTTTTAATACTTTCTCCAAAATTAGAAGGATAGTTAAACTTTATCTCAGCGTCAATATCACCATAAACAATATCTAAATATTTACCTATTGACATTGATTTTATATGCTTCACTAATTCGTTAGCTTCACTACCAAAGTTCTCTTCAAGTGAAGTAATATAATTTTCTCGCCATTGATAATCAGAAGCAGTAAAATACCCCGAAGACGATTGCTTTAATATTGCCCTCCACTTCATTGATATATCAATTTGCGTCGGGTGAGGTGATGTAACACTCATAGGTTCATATTGTCTAAGTTCATCACTTGCTAAACCAAATTGAGCTTGTGTATATCCTAAAGGTCTACCACTTGCGTATTTTGGTTTTTTCAATATCTCTTCAAGTCTTTCAGCTCTTCTTTTATTAATTTGAGCTACCCTTCTTTTTGATTCAGAAAGTTGCCATTTAGTTATTTTAGCCATATCACCAACATCAGTTAAAACTTCCATACCTGGTTTTGAAAACTTATCTAATGTTCTTATTTCACGTTTTAAATCATATCTAGTATTAATTACATCTAAATACCATTTATAACTAGCTTTTTCAGGCAAATATCCTTTTAATTCCGGTTTTGTTTTTTCTAATTTTGTAATTCGTCGATTGAAGCGATTGATTGCTCTTTGTAAATTTTTGGAGTCCTCAGGCTTCCAACGAAGTCTATATTGTTTTTGCACGTTATCATTTCTCCTTCATATATTATACAAAAGCCTCTTTTTTCTACTTTTGAATAAGTTATTACATCTATAATTTTATCAAAATCAACATTAAAACTCAATTTATTAATAAGTTTTGTTGCTATCTCATTTCGTTTTGATTCATATAAAGTTTTAAACTTATTTAAATAATATTCAGAAGAAAATCTATAATTTATTGATTCCTTACCATAATGTATTGTTTTATTATAAGGACTCATTGATAAATCATAACATACACCACGGATAGTAAGATAAGGTTTTTGAATTGAGCTTATTTTCTTACTCGAGTTTGTCGTCATTACGATAATATACTCTAATCTTTGGTCGATTCTTACCTTCTACCGGCTCACTTAGAAAAGCAACTACATTTTCATCATTAGCTTTTCCATAGTAATATTCTTTCTTAGACTCTTTACTTACCGAACTCCAAAGTGCGATTATTTCGTCTTTTGCATTACCTTTTTCATCAGTAGAGCAAATAACAATATCAGGTTCTTTTGGGTTCTTTTTATTGTTTTTGTAAAAACCGACAATTGGCTTTTTCTCATTATCAACACCTTTTAAATAAGTGTTACCATTTTTCCCTTCGGTTTCCCATAAAGCACATACTTCTTCGAGATCGAATTTTTTGGCTTCTTCTTGTTTTTTCTTGCTAGCTTTCAATTTATTTTCCTCCCTTCGCTAACTGGCACTCATAAGCACCATAGAGCTCCTGAATAGTGGACAACGAGGGTCTTATGCACCACTCTAACTCCCTCAGCTTTGTGTAGTCTTCTCTTTGGTGTTTTCACACGGCTTAACATTAGTTAAGTCTTACGTTCTTTGAACACCCAATTTGAATTGGCTTCAGAAGCTCTACGCTACCTACAAGTAGCTACTTACTAACTTTTTTCGGGGTACGAGTGAAAAAATGAATTTAATTAACAACACCAAATAATATAGAAAGAAAAATAACTCATACCCCTAAAGAAGCTAATTAGTCCTCATAAACTAATAAACCTCGTTTTTCTAATATCGGTAGCATTTCATCAGCTTTATGCTCATAAAATTCAATACTACCTAAAAACATTAATTTAACCCCTTCATATTCTCCATTTTTCTTAAAACACATAAATACACCTTTATCAAGTGGATATAAGTATCCTAAATAATACCTCTTGAATAAATTGATTTTTTCATTATTAATACGATACAATTTTATCAACTCCAAACTTATATATTGAATCAATTACTTGCTTACACTCTTCTATTAATTCGTCAGTTGACCATATTTTATCATTTCGCTTAAGATAATCAGGCAAATTTAAATCATAACCAATAAAATCACCAACGTGAGCATAGTCCCACCCAATTATTACACCTTTAACATCAATATTAAAAAGTTTATCTTTCAAATAGGTCACTCCTCCGTGACAATTAATATTGATTTCATCAGAATTTAATTCCTTAATTTCGTAATATAATATGCTAGATTTTGGTATTTCAATATAACAACAAGGGTGAGTTCCATAACTAACAACCCAATACTTAATTCCACGATATTCGTTATTATTTAATATTTTAATTTCACCCTCAGTTTTATATACCATTTCACTTTTAATCATTATTCTTCAAGACCTTCCTCAATTTCTTTCTTAATTAATTTATATCGAATCTTGTCAAAATTATCTAAATCATAAATGTCATCTTCTAAAATATAATCAAAACAATTATCAAAATAATATTTAATGCAATTTGCTTCTTCAGTAATTAATATTTCTTTTATACGACCAAGCATAATTGTAATTTTATCATTTAATTTATCATAAATATAATAACAAGTTTGACCAATTGCAAATTTTGTATCAATATTCATTATTTTCACCTTCAATTTCTTTTATTGCTTCTTTCATTATTTCATTAATTAGCTTGCAATGTTGCAATAATACTTTATCGTTATGATTAATGTCATATATTTCACGAAGAACATCAATATTAACATTATCAATATCAGTAATTTTATAAATATAACCAAGTACAATATTTTTAGCAACTTCTTTACTTTTCATATTATTTATTCTCCTTTCAATGCTTCATACATTAAATCAGCAGTTGTTTTACCTTCCATAAATCTTTTTTTCTTATATATAATAGAACTACTATTCTCGTATATTTCTCTTGCTTTTCGATTTTTGTATAATGTTTTATTTATTTTTCTTATTATTTCAGTGTTTTCTTCTTGCAATTTAGCTATATAATCAGCAACTTGTTTTACTTTTTTCTGAGTATCAATATCTTCGAAAAATGCTAAATAACCTAATATCTCTTTTATTTCACTTGTCATTTAATACCACCTTCTAAGTATTCGTGTAAATATATCAATTTACGAATATAATTATTAACATATTTGCGAGTTGGTTCTATATGACAATTTTCATTAATAGTAAACTTTCTATATTTTTTTCGTTTCAAATCGTGAACATAAACATTTAAACCTTTATAAAGTGGCATAATTGATATTAAATATTTGCTATTTGATAATTTTTCGGCTTCAGTTAAAAATAAATCTAATATAATTTTATAATCTTTCATTTTTGCCACCTAAAATCTTATCTAATTCAAGTAAATCGTCTAAAATAGATTCGTCTACTCCATTCGCAAACATTGTATCTAATTTAATAGTTGCCTTCTTAACTTTTTCTTTTTCAACATAATATTTCTTGTAAAGTTCAAAATAGCCTCTTGAATAACATTGTTGTAAACGCTCAAAATCGTCCTTTGTCTTTACTTTTTTATGCTTATTATTTAATAACATTATTATCCCTCCTATGTACTTTTAAAGGTATATTTTCTATACCCTTAAAGCTACCCAGGAGGTAGCATTATTTAGATTAACGTCTTAAGTAAATCAAAAACTAAATCAATTTTCTTTTTGCTTACGAATCTACCACTTAAATATTTACGTAAAGATTCAATTTGTTCAATTGTAACACCTTTTACTTCTTTTTTAGGTTTTGCTTCAATTTGACGTACTTCAATAGCTTTTTTAATTGGACTTTCTTTAATTTCAGCAATATAGTTGTTATCTAAATATTTTCCTCTTGTTTGAAGAGGCATATTTTCAGCACTTACGCCTTTTTTAGCCCAATATGAAACACGACTTCTATACGCCATTTCTCGTTTCTTTTCTTCAGTTAATTTGCTCACTTGTATTTTGTCCTTTCTAGAAGTTATAATAACTCCATTGTGCCTATTAAAAATTAATAAGCACTAGCAATTATCATAACATTTTTACTTTCTCTCTTATGTGGCTTAATGTATTAAAAAGTTTCGCTCTTTTGGTTCTACTTGCTATTTCTTTATCTTTCATAATAGAACGAAATTCATAAATTAAATCATTAATATCATTTTCAACACTTTCAGGGTCTTCAATGCTTACTATTTCAACTTCATACTCGCAACCGAATTTATTATCAACTAAAAGAGTACTTATTTTTAATAATTCGCCTGGGTTATCAACATTAGCATACGTTATCATATCACTATCACGAAAATAAACCTTTCCGTCATATTTAATCGAATAAGGTAAATCTTGTCTTCCTTCTCTTATTCCTTCTAACAAAGTCCATAATTTAATTGTCTTCATATTTTCCTCCTCCTAGTGCAATTAAAATACACCATTAGACCAGCAACATTGTTGCTAGCCTTAGCTATATTCTAATAACAATTATAATCAAAATTAATGACTAATTCAGTTTCAAAGTCTTCAAAATTGCTACAATTCTCTAAAGTGTAGGTTAATAATGATAATTTGTCTATAGTATTCATTTTTAAGTAAGAATCACGACTATTTTGTCCGGCTTCGTCTTCAGTATATCTTGTTAATACTTCATCAACTAAAGACACTTGCCTTTTAATTATTTTCGATAATTCTTCTAAATCTACTCGCATATAGTTTCTACCTCAAATTCAGTATCAACATAGTCGCTTGAATCAAGTACAATTTCTTCATCAATGTACATATTTCTTACCTTTTCTCTTGCCTCGTCAACGTCTTTGGCTTCGATTTCTACACTTCTAGACAATGTTTCATAAATAGTGACTTCGTATTTTTTCATTTTTTCTTCCTCCTTTGGTGTAATTATTAACACCATAGAAGCTATCAACTTGAGCTGGTAGCCTCTAGCTATTAACAATCTCATCAACGAATTTTTCTAAATTTTTAGCAAGTTTTTTCTTTATTGTTTGCCAATCACTTGACGAGTTATTTATTTTTCGAGCTTTATTTTCATATTTTTTAATGATATTATATTTTTCATTTATAACATTTTTAGATATATTCTTATCACTTATAGGTGAATAGCCTGTTGATAGCGTTAAATCATAGCCATATTTTGTCAAATCGTAATTGTCACACGACCACCCATAGTAGCCTCCACAATATGCAACTGGTTCTTCGGCTCTCAATAGATATTGAGCTTCACAATAACCAACACTTAAAACTCGATAACTTGCCTCCCTTACTTCTCTTTTTGTTGATTTTATTTTATACATTTTCTTTCCTCCTTTGGTGTAATTTATTAACACCATAGAAGCTATCAACTTGAGCTGGTAGCCTCTAGCTATTAACAAAATACTTCATAGCTTGCTATATTTTAATCTCCTACAATTTCATCAATGCAGTCCCAAAGTAATATCTCGATTTCGTTCTTTTTTACTTCATAACTTTTTTCGTTATTATAATATAACTCGCGTGCCTTTTCTTCATATTGTCGAATTATTTCAATCTTCTCTTGATTGGTTGCTATTATATTATTACTTTCAATATAATTATAGCCGGTTGATATTGTAACAACGTGCTTAGATGTATGTATTTCGTAATTGTCACAGCTCCACCCGTATGCACCACAGCAATATGAAAACGGGTTCTCATATTCCAATAAATAACTCATACTACAATATGGAACGCCAATTATAATATAACTCCCTTCTTTTATTTGTTTTTTAGTTGTTTTTAATTTCATTTTTTCTTCCTCCTTTGGTGTAATTTATTAACACCATAGAAGCTATCAACTTGAGCTGGTAGCCTCTAGCTATTAACAAAATACTTCATAATGTTTTAAATCAACGATAGCACAATAATATCCGAATAAAAACATATGCACGCTTTCGTCACTCATAAAAGTTGCTAAGCTTAGTGTTTTATTGTCTTTTTTAATTCTTACATCATACCAGTTGTTGTTATATTCTGATTCTAATATATCGCATTTATAACCTAAAAAATGAAGTCTTTCAATGTCATATTTTATTTTACTTTTTGTTAATTCTTCCATTTTTCTTCCTCCTCTCGCAAAACCCTTGCTTCGCTAGAAGTATTATCGCACAAATTAAACAAAAAGTCAACACAAAAATTAATTATTTTTATCATTTTGTT